CTATTTCATTTTCTTTATATATTTCTCATTCATACTAATATATCCAGCACCAGATTTAAGTTTACCCAGTCCATTTTCTTCTTCGATAATGGTATACACCTCCCCACGTTTGACAGCTCCAACAACAACGGAATTAAAATCGGGATTATGTCTGATGTGTAATTGATCACAAATAATCTCGACTAAAAATGGGATATCTGTTGCAGGCATTGTGTTTGGATCAACACCCGCCTTTTCGACATCATGACTATATACCCAGGAAATAATCTCAGATAACAATAATTTATCATCGTGAATTCGCATGATTTCATAGATTGGTCCTTTAACAAAGTCTTTTATGTTCTCTCCTGTGACATAGTTTTTAGCTGATGCAAGGACTTTAACCTTATCTCCCACTGAATACGGTGAATGAGAGATCATAACATCTGTTGTCCCGCTACTTAATTCAGCAGAACACTCCCCATTATGAATCGCCTTCAAGACCGTATCGACACGCTCTTTAAAATGATTCCAACGCTCTTCTTTTATTAAAACATTAGGACATGTTTTCCCCGACCAGTCCTGATGTTTTTTTAGTTTTTCAATCGATAACTGATTCTCATACAGTAACCTCGCTACTACATAAACCGCGTTCTCCTCTGCTCTCCTGTATAAAGATTGATTCACATGAGTGGGACGACAAATCTCCACGTTAATACTTTGTCGGTTTCCAGTGCCTTCACCTCCATCCCCACAAGCCCAACTATTACGGTCCAAAGGTAGACCTTGAATCACTTCAGCTTCATCGACTGCAAGATGAAAGGATACTTGATGATTATTGGTGATCATATATTTGATTTCGTTTACGGCCGGGCCACTATTCCCTGTATCGTGTACCGTGATATACGATACTTTCATAGGATATGGGCATTTAATTGGATATTTATCTTTAGATACGAACTGTTGTTTATAGGTATACATGTGTTACTCTTCCCCCTCTAAGGTTACTTTTAATCGTTCAATAAACTTTGTTATAAACTGCGGTAATGGGACTCCGACTTCTCCTAAATTCTCAAATAAGCTACTTAATTCAAACAGTCCAAAAAAACATAACATAATAGAACTTAGTCCAATCCGAACTTGGTCTAGTTGGAATACTTCTAATACTTCTTGTGGAATGATACTGACTAAATTGAGTTCAACTAGAGAATCCACCACGATAAAAACTAATAATGCCAGTAACACCCCTGCTTTTCTAATCAATCCGTTTGTTCCCACCGTTGAATTGATGCCCCGCTTGGTTGCGATCGCTTTAAATATTCCACTGAGAATATCGGAAATCATGAGAAATACGATAAGGGTTATTCCCTCTACTGGAATCACGATTTCATGTAAAAAGATCTCTAATACCTTTGTTCCAATCATTATCCTCTCCCTCCTTTCTTATTAAATTATTATTTACTCAGTTTAGCGCGACTAACTGGACTAAGACCTAACTGCGCACAGCCTTGCCAAAACATCTTCTGATAGTCTTTTTCAATGTTTGTCGCAGGGTTTTTAACTAACTTTTCTCCATCTTTAATCAAGAGTCCCTCTTTATCCAGTGCTTCCCTCGCTTGTCGCATTCGATAAATCGAATAGGCAGTCATTTCAATCAAATCAATATCCAAATTACTTAAAATTCCCGCCCCTTCTAAATGCCAGGCAATCGCCTCATAAAGATTTTTAACTTCATCCGGCAACTCCTCTCTTGCATGATGAGCCTTATCGTGTCTTCCTCTTAATTTGTCTTCCATCTTTTCTTCCCCTTTCATACTTGCTTATAAAAAAAGCCATTCATGTGAATGGCCAAAAACAGTTGAACGTTAGGTTCTCCACACATGACCTAACGCTCTATCTCTCATTTGTTAAAATCTAACGTGAGAACGATTCAGTATTGTGGTAGGGTGTAACATTTATGAGGGTTACACTACCAGTATACGTCCATTTACACTTTCATCCCAGTTAGACCCTCATTCAAAAACATCCCCCACTTCCCCCGTATCTCCCTGTATGTGTATCACACATCACAAGAACCCTAAATCCCCTTGCAAACTCGGGGAGTTTGCCACTTAACCTAAAACAAAGTCCGTACCGACCAACTATAGTTGTTAAACAGTCCAACCATTTACCGAAGTCCCAAATGTCTATACGAGTATAGCTCTATCTCTTCAAAACAATCTCTCTACTGAGCGTCTATGCCATCCTCTCATTCATCTGCCATTGGTAATCACCAAGCTCTCATCTAAAAAGGCAAATCATCTTCACTCACCGAAATAGAACTTACGCCAGTTTGATTCATTGTCTTTAACCCTCCAGCTAATGTTGTCGCAGTCTCAAAAGGATTATCGTAGTTTGATTTACGTGACTGCATTGGTGGATTAGAGAAATTGGGATCAAATGGATTAGCGTGACTTTCTATGGAAGAATAGCCTTGATGATTAAAAGGCTCTACGGGTTCAGGACTAGCACTACTTTTTTTGGACTCTAAAAAGGTTAATCGATTGACTACGACTTCTGATAGATATTGACGGACACCCGCTTTTTTCCCTACCGATTGAGGATGGCTAAGAGCTTCGCTACTTAGCGCAGGGGACCCATTCTCATAACTTCGTACCTGTAATCGTCCTTCAACCCCAATCAGATTCCCCTTCGAAACATACTTAGACACTGTTTCGGCCGTTTTATTCCACGCTATACAATGAATAAAATCTGTTTGTTGGCTACCCTGTTCATCTTTATAAGGACGATTCACCGCTAAGGTAAATTGCACATAATGAGTCCGATTTCTATTTTCTTTTAACTCAATATTTCGTGTGGTTCGCCCCACTAAAATAATATTGTTAATCATCTCTCTGCCTCCTTATCATACTTAATCATCCAATAATCCTTTACTTTCCTCACATAATAGGGGATACCTTGCTGCAATAAATACTCCTCAAGTTCTTGCAACTGGTGGTGATAGTAGCAATAAATTTCCCCCGCACGCTCACAACTAATACACACCCGTTCCTGTGTCATAAACGACGTATTAGGTTCACCCTCTTTTGTCCCGCTACAATTCATAATATTTAACTGTTCAAATACCTGTTTAATGGCCTTATCTCGTGTAACGGTTCCCTGTGTCACACGAAAAAGTCGATGATAATTAAGCTGATATTGACTTGCAAATGCAGATAGCTTCATGTTGTTAGACCGTAGATACTCTTCTAACGTCACCCTAACTCCCCCTGAGTTCTCATATTTACATCCCGCTACAAGATAAAGATGAAATTACGATTGTTCATTTATCACCTGTTTCTTCACTCGTCGCTGTAATTGGTGGCAATACTTCGCACAAAAGGTGGCTCGATTCCTCTGCTCGATTGCAATTAATTCATTATCAACTAATAATTCAAGTATCCGTTGTGTTTCCGCCAACACTTCTAAATCAAATGAATTAAATTTCATGTTTTCATTTCCTCACTCTCATTCGTCTCAATCTAGCCTCGTACGGCATCCGCTTATTACCCTAGCAATTGAGAAAATACACGAGCGTTGCTACGTGTGCTAGGGAACCCATCAATTCTCTTAGCATCACGAAATTTTCTCCGAAAATTTTGACTGCTAGGTTCGACTTCTACGTTCGGATAACCGCCTTCTCGGCTTTTTACTTTGCATCCGGGCATAAATATAAAACAACCCGTTCCAATCGTTATAACGAATCTCTACTTCCTTAAATTGATAAGTCGGATAGTCTCGTTCTAATTTCTTACCTATCCCATCTTGATGTAGAACCATCTCCATGACTTTTTTCTTACTCATCTTCGTTCGATTTTTCGATGCTTTTGGAACCTTTAAATTTCCCTTACTGCTTCCCCATCGTCGTTTCCCCTTTAACCTAAAAGCCGTTCGCTTATACGTCTCTTCATCTTTCATCATATATTTGCAAACTCCAATAAAATTTTCTTCTTTGTAGTAATTAAGAGTCCGAAGCGTGGTAGCCCCTAATCCCCACTTTTCCTCTATCTCGTCTTTACTCAATCCTTTATCTATGATGAGATGTAAATGAAATCGCTCGGTTCCAAACGTTCCTTCCTCAATCACATAAACATACTTCGCATTCTCGAGCCCCTTTTTCTTTCTCAATCGATTAATCCGTCTAAAAAAATTTTGACTTAATTTTTCAGCCCTTTCTAAATCTTCAGGTTCTTCTTTAAACGTTAAGGTGCACCAATAATCCCCACTATAAAAATTCTCATGAACTAACCGAATCAACTTTTTCTTCGCATTACGGTCATTCAAATTCTTTTGACTCTCAGTCGTTCGATTCCCTTTCTTCCCATTAAATCTTTTAATCATCTCTGGGATGGCCTGTTTAAAAGAAGGATAGATTTCGATTTCTAACTGATTCCCTGCTTTAATCATAGCAGTTGTGTAAGCAATCCCCTTTGCTGGCTTCACCACCTGATTTAGAAATTCACCACTTAACTCATCGAATCGTTTATCATAAAAACTTTCATAATCGTAATGATCAAACACCTTATGTTTCAACCTAATCTCCCCATATCCAACCCTAGACGACTTGTTAATATCAAATACAAGTTCGTTAAAGAGGATTATATCCTCTTCGTGGGTTGTCCAATTTTTGATTATTTTATAGCAGTCGTCAAGCGATTTAGCCCATTTATCATGAGATTTTACTCTGTCTAAATCGCCTTTGCCACCACTCCACTCTCTTTTTTAATCATCAATGCTTCACAGGTATGACATCTTATCGTGTCTAAATTAAATCCTGACTTTAAGGTGTAGCCACAGTCACAGCGATATAAATACTTCTGTGGTTTATCTTTAACACAACTAATCTCGGTAATCGCTTGATGCCTCTCATTTCGATACCATAAAACTTCACGTCCCTCTTCATAAGTCTGAGGAGCTAATTTTTTCAAAGACTTTTTAGGATCAATCGATGCATAGCCATAATTTTTTAATGCATCTGAAAATTCAATAATTCCAAGCGGTGTATTGACTTTCATCTTCATTCTCTCCCTCACTTCACCCCTTTTCGTTGATTTTAGTCAACGAGATGAGTAAAAAAAATAGATACAGCCTTCCTTTATCGAGGATATAACGATCTCACCCCCAAGATTCGTTGCTTTTAATCAACGATGCGAGCAAAAAAAATACTCTATCAATTTGCTATTTCTCTGGCTTTACCTTACATTTAACTCATTCATTCGCGAATGAGTTGCCTTTAGTCAACGAGTCTGGGAAAAAAATATGGAGCATTTCCTCTTGTGTTAAATCTAGCTTTTGACTAATTAATTTAATTTCAGCACGTGAAAAACTATCTGGTTTTCTCATTTTCGCATAAATTAAACTACGATTAACCCCCAATAACGCTGCAAACTGAGTTAAATTCATCCCTTTTATTTCAATATGATACTTTAGTAATGCAATGTTCATTTTTATTCCCCCATCTGTAATCGTTGCTTTTAATCAACTCCATAATATAACATTTTTTTCACACAATCAAGTGAAATCGCTTTATTTTTTAACGGTTTTTCCATTTTTAATATAATTTAATGAGAATACATTTAAAATTATTTCATTTAATCCTAATTTTACTGACCTTTTAATCGTGCCTTATAGTCAACGAATATCATATTTTTCCGTATAAAATAGATTAAATATGGAAAAATAGTAGTAAATCAACAACAAATGTTGATTTTAAGCCACAATGCTAGTATCATAAAACTATGAAACACACTTTGAATCACCCTTGACTTCATCAGCTTGATTCAAAGTATTCGCATCACATACATTTCATATGATTTTAGACACTAAACGAGGGATATGAGACTAGCATGGATAGATTAGAAGTTAAAGATATGATTAAAAACAGAAGATTAGAATTAGGTCTTTCCTATTCACAATTCGGGGAACTTTGTGGCGTAGATAAGACAACTGTAAGAAAATGGGAACTAGGTTTGATTGAAAATATGAGACGAGACAAAATGGTCCTTTTATCAAAAGCACTCAATGTCTCACCACTCGTGCTACTAGGGATTGAAGATACTATTTCATCGCAGGGACACAATCAGCATAAAATCAATATTTATGCAAATCCTTTTACGGATAAACTCGACCAGCCCATCGATGAAATTCGTAATCCTTATCCTCATCTGGAAGGCACTTTTTTCGGAATCATTTTAAATAGTATTGAAATCCCCAGTCTCTTGATGGACACTGCCGTTTATGCCCTTTTTAAAAAGCAATCTACGGCTGAAAATGGAACGATTGTAGCCATTACCATCGCAAATAATCCAGCGATGATTAAAAAATTTTATAAAATGGATGATGTGATTGTGCTACGTTCAACAACTACTGAGCGTGAAGAACCCATCACCATTGTAGGGGATCAGGTGAAGGATGTTTGTATTTTAGGAACCTTCGTAGGGATTGTTAGCCCCTGTGTTAAACCATAAATTATATAACTAAAAGCCTCACAGTGTTAAGTCGAAGTAACCATGCGAGGCTTTTAGTTTTATTGGAGGAAACATAATGATGAAAGTTGCACTCTATGCAAGAGTTTCAACCGAGCAACAAATTGAGAATTATAGTATTCCACTTCAAAAAGAGCGGATTAGAGCCTTTTGCACGGCAAAAGGTTGGAGTGAGATTGTGGAGTATGTGGATGGCGGATATAGTGGTTCTAATCTCAATCGACCTGCTTTACAACAGTTAAAACAAGATATTGAAGAAAAAAAAATCAATGCTGTCATTGTTTATCGGCTGGATCGCTTGAGTCGAAGCCAACGTGATACCCTTTATCTGATTGAAGAAATGTTTTTACCCAATCATGTTGAATTCATCTCCATTTCAGAAACGATTGATACCTCTACCCCATTCGGTCGTGCCATGATTGGGGTGATGTCTGTCTTCGCCCAACTCGAACGGGAAACCATTACCGAGCGATTAAGAAGCGGTCGGCTTAAGATGGTTAAAGATGAAGGGTTATGGGCGGGTGGTGCAGATGCGAGTCCATATGGTTATACAAGATTAGAACGTGGAAAATTGGTGGTGAATGAAGAAGAAGCTAAACATGTTTTGCGAATTTTTGAAGAATACATCACATTAAAATCTTACCTTAAAGTTCAAACAAAATTAGAAGAGGAAGGTTTTAAACCTCTGAAAGACTCTCGTATAACGATGTTATTAAAAAATAGACTTTATATTGGAGAAGTCTCTTTTTCAGGTGAATGGTTCAGAGGGTCTCATCAACCGCTTGTCTCGGTTGATTTATTTAATGCCGCCCAAAAAATTAATGAACATTTTAAGGGTTTCAATTTTGGAAAAATAAAAAATAATGTGTTTAGGCACAAAGTGATTTGTGGGTGTTGTGGTGAACATTATGTTAGTCACAGTGCAAAAGCTAAAAAGACGGGTGAGCAATACTACTACATGGTCTGCCGTCGTCGTAAATTTCCTGGTCAATATGAGAGTAAATGCCAGGGTCGAAGAATTAAACGTTCGGATTTAGAGAACGAAATCTTTAACCGGATTAAACAGCTCGAAACCAGTGCAGAGATTGAATTGACTAAAAAGATGGAACCGATTGACTACGACCAAAAAATGAAAAGTATTGATGAGAAAATCAATAAATTACTGGATTTATACATGGATGATCGCCTTCCAAAAGGTACGCTTGATGCGAAACTAGCTGACTTGAATGCCCAAAGAGAAAACCTATTAACCCAGTCTAAAGAAACACAATATGAGACTTCGCTGATGGAAGAGTTTATCACAAATGGGATTCCTAATCTATTTGAGTGCGATTTAGACACCCAGACCGCCATTATTGATTTGTTTGTCAATCAGATTACCATCACAGAAGATGGCTTACAGGTGATTTGGAATCAATAAACAAAATAACGGAGGCGGAACGATGAAAGTGGGTTTATATTTGAGGGTTTCAACCGAACAGCAAATTGAGAATTATAGCATCCCGTTGCAAAAAGAACGAATGCATGCCTTTTGTGCCTCTAAAGGATGGCAAGAGATTAAAGAATACGTGGATGCAGGATTTAGTGGTTCAAGTTTAGAAAGACCAGCGCTTAAACAGCTTCAACAAGATATTAAACGGAAAAGAATTAATGTGGTCATGGTGTATCGTTTAGATCGGTTAAGTCGAAGTCAACAAGATACGCTTTATCTCATTGAAGACGTTTTTGTTCCCTGTGGGGTCGAATTCATTTCACTTTCAGAAACCATCGATACCACTACCCCATTCGGTCGGGCAATGATTGGCGTTTTATCTGTCTTTGCTCAATTAGAGCGTGAAACCATCGTCGAACGTTTTTGGAGTTGCCATCAAAAAATGGTTCGGGATGAGGGACTATGGGCGGGTTCAGCCTGTAATATCCCCTATGGTTACATTCGATTACCCCGTGGGGAGTTAATGGTTAATGAGAAAGAGCGGCAACATGTTGTGAGAATCTTTGAAGAGTATGTTAACTTACAATCTTATGCCAAAGTGCATCAAAAATTAGAAGCCGAAGGGTTCCCCCAAATAAAAAATAATCGTATGAGACGGCTTCTTGAAAATAAACTGTATACGGGTGACGTTTCGTTTTCTGGTGAGTGGTTTAAAGGATCACATGAGCCACTTGTATCGGCTGAGTTATTTAATGCCGCCCAGGAGGTTATCCAAAATAACCGATGGAATAGTCATGGAAAAGCAAAAAATAAAGTCTTTACGGGCAAAGTTTTTTGTGGAAGCTGTGAGTCAGAGTATCGTCCTTATGTGAACAAAAAAAAGCACTACCTGATGTGCCACCGTCGAAAATGTTTTTCTCAATATGAGAGTAAGTGTTTTAATCGTACCCTACTTCGTGAGCATTTTGAAAAAGAAGTCTTCTCTAGAATTCAAAATTTAGGCACAAGTGGTGAAATTTCATTAGAAAATAAAGCAAACGATTATACGAAACAGATCAAGCAAATTGATAACAAAATCAATAAATTACTTGATTTATATATGGATGATAGAGTCTCAAAAAACACGTTAGACACGAAACTAAATCAGTTGTACACCTTAAAAAACGAACGATTAGAACAATTAGAGGAACTAGATGACCAACAATTAGAAATCCAAGACTTCATAAAAAAGGGAGTTGAAAATCTCTCGGAATGCGATTTACCAACTCGAACTCATATCGTTGACCTGCTGATTGATAAAATAGTGGTCACCGATGAGACGCTTCAAATCGTGTGGAAAGAGTAAATTCTTTTTATGAGTTTTTGGTTTTCAGTAGAGGGCGTCAGTTGCAGCCACGACAAGCCCTTTATCAAAGCCTTCTTCACGTGTTCTCTTTAGGTGATACAAAGCTTCAATTTGTGCACCTCTTGGTTCAAATAAATTGGTATAGTTCGTAGATTCCGATTCTGCTGCGAGTTCTTGATTTACGACTTGAAATGGCGTGGTTGTATAAATCTTATTTTTCTTCCAATTCTTTGAATAAAAGTCGAGTTCAATATCGGTAATCAGAATTGAGTGATTATAAAATAAATCTTCGAATGTTTCATAATAATGATTGTAATCCTCTGGATAATCTTTTTGATTAACTTTAAAATTCCACTCTACCCCATCTGTCCAAGCAGATCTCGATAAATTTGACGATCCAATATACATTTCTTTTCCATCCTCATATTCAAAGAAATATGATTTGGCATGAAAACTACGTTTAGGATTAGGATCATTAAAGAAACGTAAATCCACGGAATCTCCTAATAAATCTTTAATTAAATATAAAGCTGAGGGTTGTGTAATATTCAGATAGTTTCCAGTTAAAATACGAATGGGAATCTTACGTTCCTTTAAAAGTTTAAGTTCTTCTACGATGAGTTTAACACCTGATTCCATCAAAAAGGAAACAATAATATCAACTTTCTTCGCTCGTTCAAAACTTTTTTTCATATGTTCATATAAGTAATCATCATAACCTGTTATACTTTTTACTGATTTCATCGATCATTCCCCTAATTTACAATATAAATATAGTGTATCATTATTTTCAAATTTTGACATTAATTAGTGTGAGCGACTATAATAAAATCATAAAAGGTAAAAAGGAGCAAAAATATGATTAAATATGATAAATTAGTCCGAGACTTAATTCCTGAAATTATTCAGGACAGTGGCAAACAAGCAGAAATTGAAATTGTCGATAACGAAATAGCATTTGAATACTTAGTGAAAAAGTTAGACGAAGAAGTCTCAGAATTCAAACAAGATAAAAACTTAGAAGAATTAGCGGATGTTATGGAAGTTTTATTCGGTTTAGCACATAAAATGGGATACACTGAAGAAGATTTACTAATGAAACGCCAACAAAAAAAATCCGCACGTGGCGGATTTGAGAGAAATATTGTCTTGAAGTCAACAAAGTAA